TGTGCCTGCGTTTGTTCCGTCACCTGCAACACTAATAACTTTTGTCCAGATAAAATCCGTTGCACCAGCATGATCAGCAGCGCCATTCATAAGTGTTCCGTCAGGCATGAAGTGCTTGCCTTCTGGGGCAACAAATTTAACATTTGCTCCTGCTGTAATGTACTTTAAGTTATTAGTAGAATACGTGCCTACTTTAAGTAGCGATAAATCAACTTTGTTTTTAAAATAACCAGTACCTTGATTAATACCGTTTGTAGACGCATTCCATACAATATTATCGCTTGTAAATAAAATGCTGTCGTATTTTGTAAAGTAAAAATTGTATACATCTGTTTCTGTAAAGACACCTTCTACTTTTTGTTTAATAAAGTTAATAATGTCTGATCTGTTTGTAAATTTAAAAGCAAGTGACTTTTCATCTTCTTCTTTATACATATAACCGTCTGTACCAAATACATTAACAGAACTATATTTTCCACTTGCATCAATAAGATCAAAGTTACGTGATAAACCACTTGATGTTCTATTTGATGCTTTTACTTTTAAAATGTTTTGTGATGTTGATAGAGGTGCAAGATTATAATCTTCACCAGTAATCATTCTATTTTGTGTGTAATAATTTGCAGGTGCATTCTTTTTAATAGATGCAACTGACTCTGTAGGAGTTGCTGTTGCAACAGTTGACTGTAACGCCATTCCAATTGTTAATGTATGTGCAATGCCTGCTTGGTTAATATACTCAACTGAGATATTAACGTTTTTCATTTCACTAGGTGAAATCGTATAACTTAATCCATTACTAATTCTATAATAAGTTCTAAAAGAACCTTTAGGTAAGTTACCATACACACCGTCAGCAAAAGTTAAATCAATCATATCGGTTTGTTTAGTTTCTACACCGTAAATATTTCTGATATCTCCAGTCAAGCTATTATAAGCAATATTGTTTCCTGTAAGGCTTGATACTTTTGTCCACTCTTGAGCTTGGCTTCCGTTTGCAAGTAATTCAAACAACCAAACGTCATCGTTGTTAATTCCTTTTGCATCAACTGCAACTTTTTCATTTGTTGATGGCGCATCAATTGTAAAGTCTGCTAACTCCAAAGAACCTTGTTTGAAGTGCATAAAAAATCCTGTATTAGGACTTGCTGGACCTTTGTTGTCCTGTCTGTAAAGAAATCCTAGTTGGTTACCAGGTGTAGGTGCTTCCTCGTAAATCTCTTCTGCACCTTTGAATGTTGTACTTAAAATTTCAAACACCATTTGTCTACCTGCAACAGTTTTTGAAAAAGTAAACATTGGCACATCAGTACTAGCAGTTCTAAATCTATATTGTTCTGTTGGAATGCTTTGAATAACATCTGTTCCTTGGCTTCTACCAAACTTTGTGTTATCAGACATAGCAGCATCAAGAAGCAAAACAAACTGTTCTGCCCAGTTTGTATTAGTTGGATCGTTCCATTTAATTGTTTGACTTGCTAGGTTACGTCCATTACTGTCAAGTAACTGTTCTGTAGTTGAAACTGATGTAAATTTAAGTAAGCCTTTTGCTGGCATGTTACGCTTTGCATTGTAACTAAGCATTTTAGCAATACGTAGTACACTTTCTTTACGCTCAGCAAGTTCAATAAAGTTTTCTCTACTTGCTAAATCAATACGGAAGGATAAACTTTGTCCTAGAAAAGCAATAGCATCAATTAGTGCAAGGTACTCTGAGCTTTCAATATAATCGTTAAAATCTTCTGGATAGTTTTCTCTTAGATAGGTGATGATCACACGTCTTAGATTCTCAAAATCATAAGATTTGAAATCAGCATTAGCGAAAGTCTGGTATATACGTGTCCAGTCTTCGTTAAGTAATAAATTATTTTGTCTTGACGTTGTGCTCATTATTGGTTCCTATACTGTATTTACCCATGTATATAATATGATCAGTTTATAACGGAGTTATCTCTGTCGAAATTAAACTTCATTCTCTCGCTAACATTGAACGGTATATATGTTACATCGGCTTCGATTCTAATTCCTTGTTCGGTACTGTCTACTCCTACAGCATTTACCTGTATTCTTGGGTCATAATTGATAATATCTTGTACATCTTTAGCAATCATTTCTTTAACTTGTGGTGTAAATTGCTCAAATATCATGTCCCAAATAATAGTTCCGAAGTTTGGATTTTCTAATTTTTCACCTTTTCTAATATAAAAGTGATTGATAATATCTTGTTTTACTAAATCTATATCATAGAGCTTGAAGTTATCAACTGCATTTGCTGAACTAAATCCTTTATACGCATAACTTTTTGCGCCTACCTGCCCTACTGATGCTTGGTTTGCTGATACAGTTTTTTGATTGTATAACTTAGCCATCTTGTTTCTCCTCTCTATCTGTTGCTAGTGCTGTAACAAACTGAGGTGCTTGGTTTTCATGCAGTAACCACGGCTCATGCATAGGAACACGCCTCATGATAGATGTTATTGTTCCGTCTTGCCATTTTGTAGTAGCCCAGTCTTTTAATGGGTTTACTAATGGGTTATCGTATTTAATTAAATCTGTAATTGTTAATGCTGTGTCAGCTTGTGCTGCTCCTGTTGCAGCTGGACCGTTAAGGTGTATGTTAGGACTTGCTGACATAATGATGTCTCCGCCTGATGCAACTTCTGTATTTGCGCCTGATGTTAAGTAATTGTAACCGCCTGTATTAATATCCCAGTTTGCTTGTGTATCTGATCTATCACCAATTGTTTGAATATCAGTAGTTCCGCCAACGAAGTGTCTGTGGTTGCCAGCAACTGAAATATCTAAATCTCCAGAAAGAGGAAGATCTTCTGCATTTGTATACATTCTTGTTTCAATTTTTCCGTTAGCACCAATTAATATATTAGTGTTAAATGCACTCTCTATTTGTACTCTACCATTTTCTTGTTTAAGAGCATCTTCAATTTTTGCATCTTGATGTAAACTGTCAGGTGCTTGATATTCAGCGGTTGCTTTGATGTTTACGTTACGACCAGCTTCCATGTTGATATCTCTATCTGCTTTAATATTAATATCATTCATTGAGTGAACACTTACACTGTCGTTCGCAAACACATCTACTTTACCATTAGATGTTAACTCAACCCATGAAGTTCCTTTTGCATTACCTATGTAAATTAAATCTTCTGAATTATGTAAAAGAAGTTGATGGCCTGTTCTTGTTCTAAGTCTTGTGTACTCATTATATGGCAAGTCAAGTAATCCTACGTTAGGATTTGCATCTGTTGCTTCAACATATTCTACTGGTCCGTCTTGTGGTGAAGATTTTCTAATGTAACGATCATCACCATCGTCCATGACAAACTGTGTTCCGCCTAATCTTGTAACAGGAATTTCAACACTTAGATTTTCTTTTGTACCACGCCTCATGCGTTTACCGTTTGGACCGTAGTCTAAAGGACCTGGAGTACTAATACCAAATACTGCATTAGGATTATTACGTCTACTAGATGTAGTAGTAACCCCTCTTACATCATCTTCTAATAATCCTTGGAAGAAAAATCTATCTGTTATAGGATGTACGGGCTTTGGAATCTTTTCAGCATCAATTTGTTGATCTCCTTGGCCATTTATTCGTTTGTTAATTTCACCAACTGGCAAAGGCATTTTTGTATTGAACTTTTTCTTGTCATCTTCTGATAATGCAGCTAATGACGCTCTATTGCTTGTTTGATCTTCACCCCTAGCACCTGTTGGTTCTGTATCTGCTGCACCAATAGCAGGTACCATGTGATTTGCAAATCTTGGAGGAACACAAGCAAACCAATAACCCGATGAGGGATTACCTTCTATGAACATTACCATAACGGTTACACCAACATCTGGTGGAACTGCCCACATACCATAACTTTGTTGTGTATCTTTAAAGTCGTCTTTGTTCATTCCTAATGCTTCGTATGGTGTGTGTCCGAAGAATGGAGATGCATAATTTACAAGATATGTTTGTCCGTCAACGTTACCTGCGTTACCAGATTCTCTGAGTAACGAAACTTTTAGTCTACCATTGAATGTAGGATCAAGTACATCAATTACTGTAGCAAGATAAGCACCTGAGCCTAATGCTCCTGCCTGAGTATTATATCTGGTTCTCTTTTCAACTGGCATTAAGTTTTAACTCCGTCAAGTATTTTAGGATCATAAACTCTAATAGTATTTCCATCTCTATCCTTACTTTCTGTAAATGGTTTGGTTCTATCAATATTAAAGTTAACTAATGAACCGTTGGCTTGTCTTCTATATTCTTTTAGGACAGGTTTCTTAGGTTTAGATTTAAACTCGCCATCACCTTTAGGTAATTTTGCAGCAAATTTTTCTATACTATCTAAGTTTAAGCCAAATTTAGCAAGAACATTATTAGCAAACTGCTCTCCTGCTTTTTCTACTTCTTCAATTGTTATTGTCCTATCAACTTTTACTGGTGGAGGAGTTTCTCCAACTTCTGTTTTTTCTTTTTGTGCGGAACCAATTTCTGTTTGAAATCCTTCTTTAGAACCATCTGGAATTTTACCACCGTAATCAATTGGTTGACCTGACATTCTAATACATCTAAGTTTTTGTGTAAACTGCCCGCCTTTAAATTCACTTTCACATCTCAATACTTTATAAATTCCGCTAAAAGGACTTGGATTTTCATTTGCGAATTCATAAAGTCCAGTGTCAGTATTTGTATCAACAGGCGTTCTAAAACTAATAAAGATATAAATTTCGCCTCCTGTGTAATTAGCTTCTCCGCCATCAGTTGTCTGCGAACGTGGTGCTGCTCCGTCTATGTGATTTCCTTGGCCGCTTTCAACCATCCAGTACGTATCGCCGAGTATATCTAAATCAATTGTAATCAAGTCACCTGCGCTGTTGTCAATAAATGCTTTCTGGAAATTTTCAGCAACCAATTGTTCAACATCTTTGAATCCGCTACCACCTTTCTGACTTTCGTGTAATATAGATACATCACGTTTTAGTTTTTTCTTACCTAGGTTAGGTGCTTTTGCTTCTGCTGTACCCTCTGGAGTGTTTGTAGTTAATGTTGTGTTAGTACCTGTACCGTTAATATTTTTGTTAGATTCACTTGAAGTATTAGCTTCAGGGGTTGGTCGAGAACCTGCAAAGAATAAATTATTAATCTTGATATCAAATTTAAGTACGTCAACGTTTTGTCCTGAATATATGTAGTCGTATCTTTTAGCAATTGTTTTTTGTAATGCTGCTGTGTCAACTCCTTCGCCAGGCGCTTTAAAAATACTGTGATGCACAAAATATGGAACAATTCTAAATGTATATTGTTTAGCAAAGTCTCCTATCTGTGGATCGTAATCTAAGAACGCTACTTGAACATCAATTTTAAACCACTTAATATATCCTTCTGGTGTAAGGTTATGGTTATCAGGAGTTCCGCTAATAGCGTCTTTTGCATATCTTGAACTTAATATAGTCTGTGTAATAACATCAGTTAAGGGCTGTTTCTGTGTAAAGAAAAATTCACGCTGTTTAGGATCTAATTGCATTTTATAACGATCAATACGACCTGTTTCTTCATTGTACTTAGAATCTCCTGCTCTATACATTGCAGAACTTTCCCAGTTAAAGTTACCACCTGATGTTGAATCAAAACCAAACGTTGATTTTCCTATATGATTAGATTCGAAAGATGATAAAGTTGTTTGAGCAGGTGATGCATTTTTTCCAAATGCTTTAAAACCGCCTGGTGGGGGGTTGTCTGCGTCTACTGTTGCAAAAGGATTTGGTGATTCTTCAGAAGCTGTTGCTCTAGCACCTGTTACAAAGTCTGTCGACTTCTCAGGAAAATCAATGATGTAAACATCTGGAATTGAATATGCTCCTGATTCTATTAACAATTTTTCATTATCATTAAGTACTTTCTCTAAGCTCTTAGGTCCTGTTTTTAACATTTCTTCAACTGTACCTTTTTCCGGAGCAGTAACTGAAATATCATTAAACAGCATATTAACTGTGTCCAAGTAAGCAGAATGATTGTAAGGAAACGCTTGAACCTTGTAGTTGGTTCCTGATTCGTTTGTATCAAAAGTAACTCTCTTTAGTTTCATTACAAAGTACTTTGGATTTAATCCTTCTTTGTTTATAACTTTTTCTTCTGTTCCATCTGCACTGAATCCTACAAAGTCTAAACGCAATACAAACGGAGCATCTAGGTAGTTAGGATACCCTGCTTTAAGTGCAGAAACTTGCAACGACTCCAATAACAATCCCATGCTGTATGGTTCAAATATATCAAATTCAAAGTTAATTGCATTTGTATTACCTGTGTTTTTTGTTGCTGACATTACTGTGGTCATTTTAAAGTTGTCAACAAAATATTCAGGTGATTTGCCACCTTGGATTTTTGTTCTATATTTGTCGCCACGCCCTGCGGCAGAAAAAACAATTCCGGATTTAACTGTTATGCCACCACCTTCAAAATCTTGTCCTGCAAATCCTAGATCTCCTGTCCTATAAGAACTTGGATCATTATACTGCATTGGTGTTAGCACAGCCATCGTCCATAACGAACTAACTGTTGAAAACTTTTCTAACGGATTTTGAATTAGATTTGGTGTTTCTGAATCTCTTCTAGGACTTGGTGTTCCTGGTCCTACTGGTGCCGATCCGTTTTTGTCTTTTTCATCTGCATTAGCAACAGCGGCATCAACTGTTTTAGTTTCGTCATTTATTATTTGAGCTACTTTTGATTCTGCAAGTTCTATTGTTTCTAACTGAGCATCAAGACCGAAAACTTTTATTTTCTCTCTTAGTTCTGCACTTCCTACAGGAATATTTGATGCTTGAAAAGTATTAGATGCATTAATTGTTGGCGAACCGTCTGGCTTTTTTATATCTGCCGGAACAACAAAACTTTTTCCGTTTATGTTTCGAATTTTTTCGCCAGTCTTCAAAGTTCCTTTGAAAGGCTTTAACTTATTGTTTGGTGTGCTTGGAGGTCTAGTAAAAACAGTCATACTATAATCCTAAAAACTTTTTAAGATTTGACATCTTAGGAATGTATATTGCTGTTCCTGCTTTAAAATCGTATATAGGATCTTTGATTGTGTCCATATTTCTTTGTACAAACACCCACCAAAGTTTAGGATCTTCGTAAAGATCAAATGCTAACAAGTCAGGTCTATTATTATAGTGTGCTTCGATTGTGTATAATACATCACTAGCCGATGCTGGTACAGCTCTAATATTTAATAATTCTAAATACATAGAATTTTGGCCTGTATCTCTATACGGAGAATTATTTTTATAAACAGCCATTAAATAAATCCTCCCATTGTTCCTGTTTGCCCTTTAGCATATTGTTCTAATGAAAATTTGCGTAAACTTTCTCTGTTGTAAATTGGTTGTGCTGTAATACTAATATTACTTTTTCTTGGTACCCAAGTTGGTCTGCTACCTTGGCTCGCTTCTGTACATCTAATATAGTCAACATCAGTAGGTAGTGTAACTGAGAAGTTTTTAATTACAACCGGCACACCGTCAAACACGTTTGCACCATAACCATACAGTCTACATATGATAGGCGGATTACCTGCTAGGTCGCCTGTACCAAAGAACATTTTAGTTGATGTTTTAAAGAATGTTGTTGCCGCAATCCAATACGCAGCCTGTGAACTTGACTCTGCTGTAAAGTCTCCTGAAATTTGTATCTCGTCCACTTGTGAGTTCTTGTAAGCCTGGAAGGGATAATTATTATGTACAGGATCTATTTGTGTATAGTTTGCGGTTGTTGAAAATGTTATTTCTGGCAAGTATGGAAAAATTACTCCTCCAGTATCTTCTAGAATTTTAAATAACGGATTTGCACCAAAGTGTGCAAAGTTAGCATTAATTTTTACCCGCCAATCATTTGGATTCTGAGGATTTAGTTTAACCCCGGCGCCTTCAGAGAATTCAAAAAGTTCGCCACCAGCAGGGAGATTTGCACCTCTTTTGAGACTTAACAAATTATTTAACACACCAGCTGCTTTGCCGACATTTGACGCAAAGTCTTGGAAACCAGATGCTAAGTTGCCTCCAATACCTAATTTAGATATTGCAGATGATATTTCAGCTGTAGTTCCAGCTACTGCATTAAGTCCATCTTGTGCAGCACCAAATGCTGTTCCGACATCATCAGCAAGATTACTTATGGAACCACTACCAACTTTAGATGTTATCGTAGATCCCAGTTCGCCAGCAGCACTAACTACACCGTCAACACTGAATGCAGCATCTGCTGCTGCCAAGGCACTGTTTAGATCGCCTGACGCTTGGTTTAGTGCTGACCCAATATCACCGCCTAGATCGCTAGTCAACTTGTCCAAATCGCTTTTGGCTTGGTCCGAAACCTGTTTGAGATTGGCTTGGTTCTTCTGTTGCTGGTCAACGGCGACCGCAACGCCAGCTACAAGTACGGCTAAAGGTGCTATTTTTGGTAAACTCATTTTGGTAAAATTTCCTTTTAATAATACTATTTATTTCTGTAATTATGTGCTATTATATTACTTATATAACCGGAGAAAATACTCATGACAATTGGGCAACCAAAAAAGATAAAATATCTAACAAATAAGGATTTATTAGCGGAAATACACCGCAGTAAAGCCACTTTCTGTTCCTACACTGACGATAGCTATGGTCAGTACGATATTATACTGCCATCACTAGAAAAAGTTAACATTAGAACCGTAGCTGAAGCAAAACGTAACCGTGCTGCTAGGCTATCTAAACTTGCACATGCTGAAGCAGTTGAAGCCGCAGGTAAAAAGATGCCTGCAAAAGGTTTTGAAATAGACTATCGTAAAATGCAAAAAGAAGATTTAGTTTTCAGAATTATGACATTTGATCATGTTCCGTTAGAGCCTGGTCGTAAAAAGACTGTTAAGACTGTAGCAGATGCACATGAGAAAGTAAACTTTCCGCCATTCCAACATTGGAAGTTTGATGACAAAGGAAACCTAATTTGTGTAGGTAAAAGTCATTGGGTAGGAGGTATGGAGAATGGATACTTTGATAAAAAATGTGGACAAATGACAAACGACCTTGCAAGAATGTTTATGAAGTTGTGTGATAGATATGCAACTAGAGGTAATGTTAGAGGATACACATATAATGACGAAATGAAAGGACAGGCTATACTACAATTAGCACAGATTGGTTTACAATTTGATGAATCAAAAAGTAACAATCCATTTGCTTATTATACTGCGGCTGTAACAAATAGTTTTGTTAGAATTATTAATATTGAAAAACGCAATCAAAACATTAGAGATGACATTTTAGAAATGAATGGTATGAATCCAAGTTGGACAAGACAAAATGCTGATTCACATCCTAGTAAACCCAAAGAAAAGAAAAAGACTTGACAAGCTGCCTAAAGTTAGTTATAATAACATAAGGAGTAAAAATGCCGTTATTTAAGAAAGCAGCCTGCTTCACTGATATACACTTTGGTATGAAAGGTGGAAGTAGAACGCATAACATGGACTGCGAGGAATTCGTAAAGTGGTTTTGTGACGAAGCAAAAGCCGCTGGTGCTGAAACTTGCATATTTTTAGGAGACTGGCATCATAACCGTGCGACTACAGATGTTAGCACGATGAACTATACAGTTTCTAATTTAGAAAGAATTAACGAAACATTTGAAAAGACTTACTTTATGGTAGGTAATCATGATTTGTTTTATAAAGACAAACGTGAAATTAACTCTATTGAGTTTATGAGATTGTTTCCTAACATCATTCCTATTACAGATGTTTTCACAGAAGGCGAAGTAACATTGTTACCTTGGCTAGTAGGTGAAGAATGGAAGATGGTTCCTAAGATCAAAAGTAGATATGTGTTTGGTCATTTTGAACTTCCACTGTTTTACATGAATGCTATGGTACAGATGCCTGATCACGGAACACTACAAGCTGATCATTTTGTAAATCAAGAATATGTTTTTAGTGGACACTTCCACAAAAGACAAACCAAAGGTAATGTAACATATATTGGTAATGCATTTCCACACAACTATGCAGATGCATGGGACGATGAACGTGGTATGATGTTTTTAGATTGGGGTGGAACTCCTGAATACAAAACATGGCCTAAACAACCAGTGTTTAGAACATTTAAACTTAGTCAACTACTTGAAGATCCTGATAAAAACTTAGGCGAAAATATGCATTGTCGTGTTACTATCGATGTGCCTATTAGTTTTGAAGAAGCAAACTTTATTAGAGAAACTTTTATTCCACAATACAAACTTAGAGAACTAAGCCTTATTCCAGAAAAGGTAGAGATAGAATCAAATGTTGATCCTATTGACCTTACATTCGAAAGTGTTGATACAATTGTTATGAATCAGATTGAAGCAATTGATAGTGATACTATTGACAAACGTATGCTAGTAGAGATATATAGGGACCTCGGACGTAATCAATGATAAAAATTAAAGATGTAACTGTAAAGAATTTTATGAGTGTGGGTAACCAGACTCAAGCAATTAACTTTGACAAAGGTGAACTTACTCTTGTGCTAGGTGAAAATCTAGACTTAGGTGGTGACGATAGTGGTTCCAGAAACGGCACTGGTAAAACTACTATCGTCAACGCAATTAGCTACGCAATATATGGCAATGCACTAACAAACATCAAACGTGATAATCTTATTAACAAGATTAACGGTAAAGGAATGCTTGTTACAATTAACTTTGAAAAAGACGGTATTGACTATAAGATTGAACGTGGTCGAAAGCCTAATATTACAAAGTTTACAATTAATGGCAAGGACTTTGAAGAAGACTCTGATGAGAGTCAAGGTGATAGTAGAGAAACACAAAAAGTAATTGAAGAACTATTTGGTATGTCGCATGATATGTTTAAGCATCTTATTGCATTAAACACATACACTGAGCCTTTCCTTGCATTAAAGAATAATGATCAACGAGCAATCATTGAACAGTTGTTAGGTATTACACTATTATCTGAAAAAGCCGAATGTCTCAAAGAAGAGATGAAGATTAATAGAGATGCAATGAGCTCTGAAAATACAAGAATTGAAACTGTTAAAATATCTAACGAAAAGATTCAACAAAATATCGAATCATTAGAACGCAAACAGCGTATGTGGGAAGATCAAAAGACAACCGCTTCTAGTGAACTTGAGTCAAGTATTAAAATATTACAAGAAATTGATATTGAATCAGAGATTGAAGCACATAAATGTTTAGATGATTTTAATAAAAAGCAATCTTTAATATCAGAAGCAAGACGTTGGATTGCTAACATTGAAGCAGATGATTCTAAACAAGAAAAACTGATTGAAAAATTAGATAGCGAAATTGTTTTACTTAAAGAACACAAGTGTCATACATGTGGACAAGATCTGCATGATAAAAAGCAAGAAGAAATTCTTAATGCTAAGGAACAGCAAAAGCAAGAAGCGTCTGAACAGATTGTTAATAACAACAAACAACTAGAAGAACATCAAACTGTTATTGCAGACATTGGCGAGCTAGAAGGCTGTCCGCCTACACAATATGATACACTAGAACAAGCATTACAACATAGAAGTACTGTTGAAGGTTTAGAAAAAGATTTACAAGCAAAGAAAGATGATGTTAATCCTTACAGTGAACAGATTACAGAACTAAAAGATACTGCAATACAAGAAGTAAGTTTTGATTTACTTAATGAACTAACAAAAGTAAAAGATCATCAGGATTTCTTATACAAACTATTAACAAACAAAGACAGTTTTGTTCGTAAGAAAATTATTGAGCAAAATCTTGCATACCTAAATCAGCGTATCACATACTACTTGGCAAAGATTGGTTTGCCACACATTGTTGAATTCCAGAACGACTTGACTGTTGTAATTACACAGCTAGGACAAGACTTAGACTTTGATAATTTAAGCAGAGGTGAACGTAATAGACTTATTTTATCTATGAGTTGGGCA